TTTTGATTGTAAAAAATAAAATTGATTTTGATTTAAAATTAAAATTATAATACATTATATAACAGAAATGCCACGTGATAGCCAAGCCAAATTATCTAAAAAAGATTTCAAGAAAGCTCTTAGAAAGAAGAAGAATGAAGAGTCTGATAGTGATAGCAATAATGGAAGTGATTCTGATAGCGAAATGGATGTTCAAGAATATCGCAAATTCCTATCCAAAATATTTCCATCTAAATATCTAGACAAGAAAATCAAGGCTCTTGAAGAAGATGACGACGATGATTCTGAAGAAGAAAAGGTTGTCAAGAAAAAAACAAAGAAATCCAAGAAATATGTTGTCGAGTCGGAATCAGATGAAGATTCTGAAGAGGAAGAAGAGATGATATCAAAAAAGAAAAAATCCAAGAAGCCAAAGAAGAAATCAAAGAAAATTGAAGTTTCTGATGACGAGGAGGATGAGGAAGACGAAGAGGAGGAAGAAGAATATAATGGTAAAAAGTTAAATATTATATTTACTATTGGCGGTGTTGGTGATGAAGAGGAAGATGACGATTATGACGAAGATGAATATGATTCTGACTATGAAGACTATGAAAATGACGATGATGAAACCGAAGATGAAGATGAAGAGGTGTCAACTGATGAAGACGATGATGATGAAACCGAATACGAAACAGAAGAAGATGATGAAGAGTCGGAAGAAGAAGTTAAAAAGAAGTCATCCAAATCCTCTAAGAATAAAAAGGATAAAAAGACAAAAAAGGAAAAAAAAGAAAAGGAGGTTAAAAAGAATGATAAAGAAGAAGACGATAAAGAAGAGAAGAAAAAGGCGTCGGCTGAGGATGATGATAAAGAAAATACAAAAAAAAGCGAATCAACATCAGAAGCGCTTGCACAATTAAAAGAGCTTTTAGCCAAGAATCCAAAGGATAAATCTATACAAAAATGTATAGATGTTTATGAAGATGACATTAAAAAGGAAAAGGCTAAAAAGGAAAAGAAACAAAAGAAGCAAAAGGATAAAAATCTTCGTATATTCAGAAAAATTATTCGTGATAAAAATACACTGAATGATTTTGCTTTCTACGAAAAATTAGAGTTAGACAATCAAAAGAAACTCATAAAGGAGTTGCGCGAAATAAATAAAATTACTAGAATAGAAAAACCTTATCGCATGACATTACTAGAATCAGACATTCCTGTTCATTTCAAGGCAGCTGCCATGAAGAAAATTAATACATTAAAATATATGGAACCTGGTAGTGGTGATTTCTATAAAATAAAAAATTGGGTCGACACTTTTATGCATATTCCTTTTACAAATTTTCATAACCTACCATTATCTATCGAAGATGGTGTAGAAAAGTGTCACGACTTTATGGAAAATGCTCAGAAAACACTTGATGAAGCCGTATATGGTCTTAATGACGCAAAAATGCAGATAATGCAAATGTTGGGTCAACTCTTAACCAATCCAAAGGCAATTGGTACTGCAATTGCAATCCATGGGCCTCCTGGTACTGGTAAGACTAGCTTAGTCAAAGAAGGTATTAGTAAAATCTTGAATAGACCCTTTGCATTTATTGCACTCGGTGGTGCTACAGATAGCAGCTTTCTAGAAGGTCATGGATACACATATGAAGGTAGCACATGGGGTAAAATTGTACAAATATTAATTGACTCCAAATGCATGAATCCAGTCATTTATTTCGATGAGTTGGATAAAATTAGTGATACGCCAAGAGGCGAAGAAATTGTAGGCATTTTAACTCACTTGACGGATACATCACAAAATTCGCAATTTCATGACAAGTATTTTGCAGAAATTAACTTTGATTTAAGTAAATGTCTCTTCATTTTCAGTTACAATGATGAATCCAAAGTGAATGCTATTTTGAAAGATAGAATGTATAGAATCAAGACAAAGGGATATAATGGAAAGGAAAAGAATTGCATCTCCAATAATTACTTGTTGCCAAAGATTCGCGAACAAGTGAAATTTAATGAAGGCGATATTGTTATTCCAGATGATGTTATTGGACACATTATTGACACACACTGCAACAAGGAGGATGGTGTAAGAAATCTAAAACGTTGTCTAGAAATTATTCATACAAAGTTGAATTTATATAGATTGATGAAGCCAGGTTCAAATCTATTTGAAGGCGAAATGTCATTGAAAGTGGAGTTTCCTTTTAAAGTGACAAAAGAAGTGGTAGACCAGCTCATTAAGAAAGAGGCAGAAAACAATTCAGCGCTATGGAGCATGTATATGTAGGGGATCATGTATATGTAGGGGATCATGTATATGTTAAATAAATGGTTTAAAAATATTTTATAAAAATAAAAAATAATGGATATAAATTATTTTTTATTGTTAAAATCAAAGTATACTATCATATTAGATAATTTAAACTCAATTATAAGTGAATGCGACGACATATGTAATCATATAGATGAACATGATTCTTTGCAAAATACAAAATTATGTATATTTTTTAATTCACATGTAAATAGAAATTTTTTTATTGAAAAAAGGAGACATATATACGATTTAAAAGTTATATGTGAGCAACAGATTTATTCTTTATGTAAACATCAATTTATAACGGATTCTATTGATATTGACCCTGATACATCAAAGACAATAACTTTTTGCGATTTTTGTGGACTTACTCAACGTCTTTAAGTAGTTTTTATATATATATTTTTTGGAATATAAAGAAATATTTCAAATATTTTGTTGGGAAAGTATTTTTGGCCTTCAAAAAATGGACAAAAAAAATGTCCAAAAATCGGACCCCAAAATACTTTGCTAAAAAAAGGGGCCGTGTGACCATAATTGAAAATTAGCATGTGAGTACCAAAAAAATAATTCAAAAATTGTTATGATAATTTTTTTTATTTTATTTAAAAAGTATTTAAGAGATTTTTATGTAAACATATTTATATTGACAAATGTTTACACAAAAGTCGCAAAAGTCGCAACAAATTTTTATATGTGAAAAATGTAACTATAATACATGCAAAAGAACTGATTTTGAAAAACATTGTTTGACACTGAAACATAAAAATCATGACAATTTGTTGACAAATGTTGACACAAATGCGACAAATGTCGCAGACAAAAAATTTGCATGTGAATGTGGTAAAGAATATAAACATCGTCAAAGCTTGTATGTACATAAAAGGTTATGCAAAAATGAAAATAGTATAACAGAACAACCACCAAGTGAATCATTAGTAGAATACTTGATTAAGGAAAATCAAGAATTCAAAAATTTAATTTTAGAAGTATTGAAAAATGGTTCTATGAATAATAGTCATAATACTACCAATTCACATAACAAGTCTTTCAATTTGAATATGTTTTTAAATGAAACATGTAAAAATGCCATGAATATTAATGATTTTGTAGATTCTCTCAAATTACAAATTTCTGATTTAGAAAAGGTTGGTGAAGTTGGATATATTGAAGGTATTTCTAGTATCATTATTAAGAACTTGAATGCATTGGATGTAACAGAGAGACCTATTCATTGTACAGATAAAAAGAGAGAAACCATGTATATAAGAGATGAAGATAAGTGGGAAAAGGAAGACGATAAGAAGGGTAAATTACATAAAATGGTCAAGAATATTGCCTTTAAAAATATAAATCTTATTTCAGAATTTCAAAAATTGCATCCAGATTGGAAGAAGAGTACTTCCAAATATTCAGACCAAATAAATAAAATCATTATAGAGTCCATGGGCGGCAAGGGTGACAATGAATATGAAAAGGAAGAGAAAATTATCAAACGAGTTGCTAAGGAAGTATTTGTAGATAAGAATTAAATCCACCTTTTCCACCTTTAGAAAAGGTGGAGCCAAACCTATTATTTTTGTTTATTATTTTGGCTCCACCTTTCATAAAGTGGATATAGTATTTTGGCTCCACCTTTCCTAAAGGTGGAAAAGGTGGAAAATTACCATACAGTATTCATATTATGCCACCACATACCATCACCTTTTTTGACATCAAACATGGCCCTAAAAATCTCTGAACGAGATAAAGGAACATTGCATCTATATTTATCAAGAGGATGAGGATTTGTCTTTAATTGTGCTCGCAATGCTTTCTTTCCAACTTTTTGTCTTTGTTGGAAAGCAAAATAAGTGTAAAATCCTTCATAAGACAAGTAACGAATAGGTACTAAATCTTCATTTTTGTCTTGGAAATCTCTCAAATACTCGTCGCATATAGCCAATGCAGAAATATCAGCAAGACTTTCGCCAATACCAATAGATGCATCATACTTAATTCCATCACGAGCGGCAAATTCCTCATATTCACGAATAACATCATCTTGGATTGCCTTGTATTTCCTTTTATCTGCAGGTGTCCACCAATTATATAAATTACCATCCCAACCATATTGACTACCTGAATCATCAAACGCATGGGATAATTCATGTGCAATAGTATTACCTAGATGTGCTAAATTATATTCAATACCACGTTCATCTAAATCCACAAATGGTTTCTGAATATATCCCAAGTTGATATAAATTGAATTTTTAGCTGGAGTATAAGAAGCATTTACAATATATGCCTGCGTTCCAATCATCTTTACTGGATACATTGTCCAATCCATAAGTGGAATATCAATTAATGGTTTACCTTCCAATTCAATAAATTTTTTATGTCTCCAATCATTTATTTTTTGCATATTATCATACAATAATGTTCCATAATTCAAGTCAGGATCTTCTCTCAATCCTTCTGGTTTACCATACACAAATTGGAAATGGTCTAACTTCTTTAGTGCGTATTTTTTAGTAGATGGTTGTAACCAAGTATTACGAGATAGAATGCGTTTAAATACAATCTTCAAATCGTCACAAAGTATTTTCACATATTGCATAGCTTGTGGATTTTCATATTTTTTTACATATTCATTTGTTAAAAATGTATTAAAAGGTACAGACATATATAATGAAGCACTTACTGCATCACTTTTATTAATTTTTTCTTGTCCTCGTTCATAATCACCTTTAAATTTAAAAATAACATCTTCCCATCCACGTGTAATTCGTACTAATCTTTTAAATAAAATGTAAAGCCAATATGTCTTCCATTTTTGTGTATTCCAATTTTTCAAGAGTATATTGGAAGCACATTTTAAATAAGCGAGATTTCCAGTAATAAAAAATTCGGGTGTTCGTTTAAATCCGAGTTCTTTTGAAAATTCTGCCCAATCAAAATCGTATTTGGTCAAAGACTCATTTGCATATACTTTATTATAATATGCGTCGGGATCTTTCACTACAATATCAGTACATCCAAATGCATTGAAAAGTTCCACCTCAATATCAAAAACATCTTGTGGATTATAATCGTTGGGTCCTAATAAAATGTCAAAAATTTCCTTTATAAAATTCTTATAATTATTACGATACTTATTTTTATATTCGATCTCAGTGTCGTCATCATAATAAACACTAAGGTCTACTAATTCAAATTGATGTGACATTAAAC